TTTTCGCGGATTAGGTCCATATACATTATGCAGCCGGCACCCGGTCGCAGCCTTACAATAGATAGATGCATACTGTTCATCGAAATACTTGCTTATTCCATACATAGAAGTAGTATTCTCCGGATTAGCCGTTGATGAACTGGCATATATTAACTTCACATGATTTTGATTGCAAGCATCAGCTACTCGCATGAAAGTATCAATGTTATCCTTCCTGATTTGTTCCAGGTTTCCATTAAACACACTGGTTTGCGCCGCCAAATGGAACACACAATCAATACCCCCATTTTTCAGGAGCTCACATACTTTTGTGGCTTCAGTACCAGACTTTCGATCAACTCCTATGACTTCAACACCTCTTTTTGTCAATTCGCGGCAAAGGGCTTTACCTATAAAACCCTCACTGCCAGTTACAATCATTTTTCTCATCATCACAAAAAAATAAAGGTGTATCGAATAAACAATACACCAAAGGTTCAACAATTATATAAATTTCAGTTCTTATTATTACAATCTTTCCTTACCTTTGCAATATGAATAAAGACAGAAAAAGAGTTCTGATAATAGGTAACGGATTTGACCTTTGTTTAGGCAGAAAGACTTCATACAAGGACTTTTGCCAATCTGAATTTTGTCCTAAAGACTACCCATCTCCTTTAATCAAACATTTAAATGACAAATGGAACGATAATTTAGATGCTGTAAAATGGTATGATTTGGAGAATGAGTTATACAATTATTATATAAGAATCAAAAACAATAATGGACAAATAATAGACCTATACAACGATAAAGAAAGGAACGTTTTAGAACAAATTCAAGCAAATGGACCAGTCACAGAATTTTATGAATGTATAAAATCTAATGTAGACATTGTTAATAATCTGTTAAAAAACGGAATATTAATCTTGCCACGCTTTTCTTGTTATATCAGTTTCTCGCATGAAGATATATTAAATCCTCCTATTGAACGAGACCAAAAAGCCTTACAACTCATAAAAAATGGATTAATACAATATCTCATAAAAGTGCAACAAGAAACTATTAACGAAAATTCTATAGCTGCAATTGTCGCAAGAGCATTTATGCAGAATAAATCAAATGATCAAATTGTCATATATTCTTTTAACTACACGAGTTTTAGTGAAGTAGCTCCTAATTCCAGTTTTGCAATGGAGTTTAATGATACAATAAACTATGTACATGGATGTATCTTAGATAGAAATATTATATTAGGAACAAAAGACGAGAAAATTATTCATAACTATGACTTCATACAGAAATCATTTGATTCCCAATATAATCCCCCAGCTATGGTATATGATTTAATGGATGCTGATGATATTACAATATTTGGGCATTCATTAGGCATAAATGACAGTCAATATTTTAAAGCCTTTTTTGAAAGACAATCTTCATCCACTAATCCCCAAAAGAAGAATATTACAATATTCACTAAAGACGCAAAATCGGAAATTGAGATAAAACGCTCACTACAAGAAATGACAAATTGGAATTTGACATCTTTATATGGATTGAATAATCTCCAAATAATTAAAACAGATGAATGTGTCAATAATCCAACCTTATTAAGAAAATACATCAAAATGTATGTTGACAATGAAGAAGATATTGACAGTATAATTCATATCTAACTATTATGTTACTATTATTCTGTACTATTGTTATTTACTCCATTTACTACCACAGTATACACATCGGTCATACTCTCCATAGCTAACGACTTGATTCCTTTCATTTACGACCAAATTACACAAGCAGATATCGTCCTCTGAATTGATATTGGGATACTCCCAAAATGACAATTTCCCTTTAGCCGGTATCGGCTCTGGAAATAATATAGGATTAGCTAGTACCCAGTTATAAATAGGATTTTCATAATAGCCTTTACTATCATCGGATTTCTCTGCCCATTTAGAAGGATGATTAATAGAGCATCCAATTATTTCTACACTTCCAATGATAGCAGAATTGACAATGCCCTCTGCGCATATTATTTTTCGTTGAAACTCAACAGGCAGACTATCCCATTGAGCTTTTGTAAATACACTATTGGGATTTCTCATTTCTACAGGTTTCCCACTTGCATGGATTAACACTCTATGCCCTATGTATTTCCATGGACACGCCCAGGTACGGTTCTCGATATCTTTGATACCATGAACTATCAAAGAAGCCCATGGTTGTTTTATTGTTATTGCTTTCATTGATAATTTTAAAGTTTGAGTTTTCTATATAATTATTATCTTTGCGGTTGTTAGTAATAACTAACTGAGAAATTCTGACCATAACATAGTTTGTTAGGTAGAATCTATCTAGTATTAACCTATAAATAATGTATATTTATGAACAATAAGTATCATTTATTTATCGCTGCTTGTAAGGGAGCTGCTTTACTTGGAGAGTTTATCTACCTACATGGAAGAGGAGAATTCTCTGGTGCTCGCGGTGCGTACAATTACTGTAAACGCACAGGAGATAAAGCAGGCGAGTTAGCTATATATAATTGTGTAGTTAACCGTAAAGGGCAGAAGGTTTACTAACCTATGGACCGGGAAAATTTTCCCGGTCCTTTTTATTCTTAATATTATCATAACTTCCGTATTGTTATTAATCAAAATATCCACTACATTTAAACCCTTTTCGAGGGATAAAATCTTTAAATTCACAGCTTCTAAACACCCACTTCTTATCAGCCCATCCGGCTAAATCCTTTTGCCATTGAGGTATAATCTGATGCGGATTATTTAAATCTCTGTAAGGCTGACAATGCGGCAAGAACCGACCGCCTTTGTTCTTCCAATGATTGACACGCTCAAATGATTCTTTGAAGTCGTTCAATAAAATACAGTAGAAAAAGTATTCGCCTCTATACCCGTATTTGTCAATCAAAGCCGTAGCACGCTCACATTCTACAATCTGTCCAGGTGTATCGCAACCAAACCTTATACGCTTCATCCACTTTACCTTTGCAAGCAACTTGGCAATATCATCCATTACCAGCCGGGCATCTAATCCCTGATTAAAGTCAACCCGCACGCCCATGGAGATTATTTTTTCAATCTGCTGCAAACCGTAGTCGGATGCAAGTATGTTGTTATCCATAAGGATTATGTTTTTGCGACCATTGACAGCTATCTCTTCAATATCCATGTATGGGGTAATCTTGCCTTCTTTAGCAGGAACTACACACCATTTGCATTTGTTAGGGCAGCCCCTTGTCAAAAAGCCATAAGCCAAATTCTTATCAACATTATACAGATTGTAATCAGGAATCATTCTATCAATTTCCGGTAGAAGAACCTTTTTTATGTCATACCCTGTACCGCCTTTCTCGACTAGATCGGCATTGATATAGTAACCATAATCCGGTGTAAATGAGAACACCTTTGCCGAATAAACTTTATCGTATGAACACAACGGATTGTACCATTCTACATTGTCACCTCTTGCTTTATGATAGCTGCTTATCTTCATCAAAGCTAGATTAGGATAATTACTATCGACTGCTAATATTCCGACATTCATATTATATAATTAACTGATTTTAAAGTGATTATTTTTATAGTCCATTTGCTAATTATCGAAAAATACAGAAAAGACGGTTTCAAACGGCTGAAACCCTAAAGCATGTATTTACCAACAATTAGCAATATGAAAAGATTTAACATTGCACTAATTATCCTACTTTTAATCATCATTGTTTGCAAAGTAGAAGTCGTAAATCCCTATTTAGCTTTTCAAATTCTGAATGTGTTAATTTCTTTACGTCGAAAAGAATAGGGATTATTAAACTAATTAATTCTGGGGTACACCCCCGGAATTAATTTTGTCTTTATAAATATTCCTTTCTTATTTGTTTTGAATTACTTTTTTATTACAACTGCCATAGTACTAACAGTAGTTCCACTTTCTTTGAATTCACCGGCTTCAATTTCAAAAACTTCTCCATGAACCTCTTCCAACCATTCCCGGAACTCAACACATTTCTTTTCAGATGCGAATTTCCAATGCTGGCTGGTAATAGCTGCAAGAATTCCACCTTCTTCCAAGCGTTCATACATAAGTCTTACATGGTCAATATCCTGATTACCGGAAAACGGAGGATTAGCAATAATTTTAGTGTAATGTCCTACACTGTCTTTCGTAAAATCTTCATCAAGCAATATTACGTTATCAAGTGTATGAAGAAACTCCCTGTTTTCCGGCATCAGTTCATAGCATTCAACTGTTACTGACGGGCACGACCGATGAATCGCTTTTATCAGAGCACCGCGTCCGGCACTTGGTTCAAGTACGGTATCTGTTTCGTGAATTCCACCGGCAAGCATTATCAGCCAGTCTGCAATATCAGCAGGTGTTTCAAAGAACTGAAAATCTTTTTGCAAATCGCATCGCTTACCTTCTTTCAAGATGGAGAACACACGTTCCGGATTAAAAGGAAATGTGAATCCCTGTATCTTACCTCCCTGCCATGAGCCGCCAGCTTCTTCTATCCATTTCTTTGCTTCAGCATAGGATTTCTTATTGAATTGTACTTTCGGAAGTTTAAGAACACTATCCTCAAGAGTACAATGCTTCAGTATCTCTTCCACATTCCATTTCTTACCTTCATCAGCCTGGCTCTTCCTTTCATCAACCGGAGCGTCCGGCGCCAACAGTGAGGATATTTTCGTAATAACCATATTACTCGCATCCATAAAAGTATTAACACAGGAAAGCGCTTCCATAAGAAATTCAGTATCAACATATCCGGCAGCGTCATAAACATCTATGCCTTCAGTCATATCCGACAATTCATTGAGCTGGGCTACACTACCACGTAACGTTTTTATTAAAGTCTCTTTGTTGTTCATCATAACTTTTTTGTAAATAAATTCTTGTTGTATCTACACTACCATGACCAAGAAGGTCTGCTAATTGAATTACATCTTTGGTTTTCTTCAGGAACATTTTAGCAAAGAAGTGCCGGAAGGCGTGAGCGTGCATTTTTTTCGAATCGATACCACAATGTTTACCCCATACTTTCAGATGCTGTGAAAGTCCTCTTTGAGTCAACGGCCCGAATCTCCCAACAGCAAGAGTACCGGACTTGCCTGTCTCCTTTATATAGTCCTTCACTTCCCTCTGCAATTGCTTTTGGAAAAAGAAACGCCGATACTTGTTCCCTTTCCCTTTCAAAACAACTTCGCCGGTCGCTATATCCTCCCACGTGAATTGCTGAAACTCCGAGAGCCGAGCTCCTGTAGTACCCAATACCTTAATGAAGAAATAGTAATCCTTGTTGAGTTTTGTTTTCAGATACTCCAGTAACCTATTATATTCCTCTTCTGTCGGTACATTGTTTACATCCAACTTGCGTTTCATTCTAGGTCGTTTCAGTTCAATAGGTTTCTTCACCCATTTGGAGAACTTCTCAATGGCTGTAATACGTAATCGAATGGTAGCTGGAGAAAGTTTTTCCTCTTCAAGGCTTTTTATAAATCGTCTGCAATTATCCATATTTAGTTCATTGGCGTATTCAAAATATTTTCTCAACGAGGTATAATAGACATCAATTGTGTGAGAGGAATAATCATTGTTATCAGTCAACCATATTATAAAATCATTAAGCAGTTTCTTATTCTTCTCTGAAATAACCTCAAGTTTCTCCAAAGGTTTTACAGCCTTTTCCCGTCGGCCATATCCGATTTTAAGATAAGACAATAAATCACAAACAGCCTCACACATAAACGAATGGCGCACCATAGCATCAGCATTTTTATGTTTATATTTATAATAACCACGACGATTGATTTCTTCGGAATTTTCAAGAAAATCAGTCACATATTTGATGTATTTCCCGATGCTATCATAGCTCCTACCCGTCGTATACAGGTAGGATATGTAATCTACCAATATTTGTTTTCGTTTATCATCCATTTTTTTGTTATGAGAGTTAATACTTCTTCCCGTGCATCTTTTCACGGAGTTCGTTATACTTCATTTTCTGCTCGATGTGCCAAAACAGGTCTACATCTAAGTGCTTGGCAAGCCCGAAAATAGATAGTATCATATCATTCACGGCTGTAGAAAAATCAAATATTCCGTCATATCTAACGGGAAGTGTAGAGATGGAATAGATTGATTCGGTGAAAGTTTCGTCTTTACAGGCTTCTGCCATATCTTCAATACAGTCATCAATATCTCCGTTGGCAAGTTCAAGGTTTATTCCTCGAAGTCCTGCAAGATCAAGCAAGCGGATAACAGCATCAGCTAATTCTTCTTCGATTGAACCTTTAATGGTTTCGTTATATGCAACTTCGTAACCGCGCTCTTTGGGAATGTCAGAATCCAATCCTTGACAAATGCGGCTGTTAGCAATCTTCTTATTATACCGATCAACATTAGCACGCCTTCCTTTTCTATCTGCTTCCACAGCTTCCATCAGTTCAGAAATCACAAGGCAAAGAAAATGATTGTTACTTAGCTCTTGATCGTGAAACCCATGTTCACAAGCTGTTTTATATGCTTTGTCTCTTAATTCATTTAAATTCATTTTACTCATCCTTGTAATGCTTAAATATATCTATCCAATTCCTTTTCTAATAATTCTCCATCTATTTCAGGAAACAGCCTCAGAACTAAATCCAAAGATTTGCAATAATTGTTACTGTATTCTTCAGTATCCATTAATCGAAGTACCATAGAACAAAAGATACTTTTTGTGTCTTTTAATTCGCCTTTCATCAGCAATTTTGACAGTTCGATAATTTGACTAGTAGGATTATGAAAACTTCCGTTTATATATTGAAAAATTAGTCTTCCTTCAAATTGGCATATTTCACAATCTAGTTCACAATCAATGTACTCTATTTTACCATTTATGAATTCACAATAAACACATTCACTATTAGAAGCAAATAAAATTGCAAAATCATAGATATCATCACTATTACCTACAATTATTGAAGTAGATTCAAGAGTTTCCGAAACACCATTATTACACTTTGCATCTTCAATAAGTTCCCTCACATATTCTTGAACTCTTGTGATGTTCTGCTCTATTAAATCTTTTTTACTCATAATTTCAATTCAATTAAGTTCGATTATTTTTTTGCAATATTCTCCCAAAAAGTAGCACCTTCAGGAGTATTATAAAAAGGGAATGAAATAGTTAGAAACTGATGAAAGCTACAATCAACATCTAACAAATTGTTCATCCGCTCTTCATTTGTCATTGAGAAGTCAGGACATTCAATATTAAATGTCTCATTTGCTCTTTCTGTATTATATTTCCATTGATTGAAAATACCTAGTCTTTCTAATTTTTCTATTTTTTCATTCCTCTTCATGTTGATTGACTTTTAATGCTTTACGTCTATAAAGGTAATCGTTATTGACAAGTTTAGCAAACAGAAACTTCGCCATTTTAACGCCATTTTCATTCGGTCTTTTTCTTCAACAATTCAAGTACAATTCTTTCCCCTTCTTTCATTCCATCAATGTACCCTTTTGCACGTTCACCGACATTATATACTATAAAAGAGAGGATCAACAAAAACAGTCCGAGCGAACGATGCCAGTATGGAAGTTGGACTGTGAACGGCTTGATTGTTATAGAAAAGTGTCCTACATATAGCAAGAACACAAACAAAATCACACATGAAATAATTGTTGTTTTCATATTAATCTGTAAATAAATTAAGTTGAGTTATAAACTCGGGTTTATAAATTCTAAATTTACGGTTAAAGAAAGTCTCAAAGGCTGTTACAATTTCAGAGATGGTATTATCAGCAATTCCTAATAATTTATCATCGGCAACTATAAGAGATAAAGCCTTGTCAAGAGTCATTTTCTTCTCAATAAACAGGGAATACACCAAATATCTACGGGTATATTCCCCAGCCTTGAGTGACTCAACTTCTTCAGGAGTGGCCTTTCTCTTGTACAATACTTTATACCAATGTGTTTCAGCAGTACGAGCACGCTTTTGTCTCGGTAACAAGTCATAAAACACGGCAATTTCATTCTTTTGGATACACTTATGTTTTTTACGAACACCATACATCACATAAGGAGTGTTCCAATCAGGATGAGTCTTTCGATATTCAAGTTCCAGCTCTCGATCAATAAGATCTTGCTCAAAGTCTTGTTTCATTAACCATTCCTCGAACCAGGCAGCAAGTGCTTCTTCTCGATCATAATAATCTTTTCCATTTACACATATGGGAATCATAATAACTCTTTCTATTGCATTTCACGTTTAAATCTTTCCTCTAAATCAAAAATGGTTTCTCCACTATTACGCCGATAGGGCCTATCGGTATTTAACTGAAGTTCTTTCAGCTTTTTCCAATACCATGGAAGGTACAAATACATATTCTTCAACTCCTTCAAGTTCTTATTTCCACAACACCAGCAACTCACACGATCAAGTAGTTCATATAGCCTTACTCCATCCTCATGCCAAACAAAGCCTTTTGTGTAACAATACTGGAGTGCATCTGCTTCAGTAATGCCCCAATCACGAAGTGGTAAAACCCGATTTGGTCGTTTTTCCTTTTCAAAGCGATGGGTCTCATCGGCAGCAATACCGACATAATCAATTCCGTCTTTTGTGTGAGCTTTCAATGCACGAAGTTTTTCACTCGTTCCCCACCGGCATGTTCCCCCACACCAACTATATCCTTTTTTATGGATAATATTGGTCCCTCTTTTCTTAACCGGCCTTTCAAACATTGTCCAAAGAAAAGGTTGCTCCGGATGCAGTTCTGTATATTTAATGCCAAGTTTTTTAAGAATTGGAAGAACAGCATCACGAGTGTTATAGATTGCCTGAAATTCCATACCTGTATCATAGAAAACGACTTCATCCAACTGATATCCTTTATCTATTAGCATGAAAAGCATTGCCAAGGAATCCTTTCCAAAGCTGACTGAAGCATAATATTTCATACAAAAAATTTAATAGACAAGTCACTTTTTCTTCTTTGCCCTCTGATTATTAATCTGTGACATACACATACGGCACCAGGAAGTCAACAAATGATATTCCTTACCTTTTCTCACCACTATACGATTGTAGAACCGGTTCAAGTAGAAGTAATTTCCGCAATGGGTACATTTTTTCATTTCACGTCCTGAATCATCTATAATCCGATTACGCGGCTTACGACGAATTAGAGTACAACTTTTACACTTCTCATCAGTTTCGCGGTGCCGCCGGCAATGTGATAAGGATTTTGCTCCACATTTAGCAAACACCTTACAATCTCTACGAGGTATTGATTGACACACATTCATGGCTTCCTCGCATTCAAGAATTTATTTACTACACGAGAAAGTACATCCTCATTCTCCGGCATCAGCCATTCTTTTGCAACGTTCCAAGCAATACTCATAGCAGGATTGAAGTTATCCTTCCTGACTGTGTGATGAGACAAACGTCCTTCAGTGGGCTTCAAACCCTTATCATGTAAGATACACAGTCCATTCTCGAAAAAAGCACAATACTCCTTACCAGCAACGGGCTGAATCATCGGAATAGCAATATTAATAACCCCTAAGAATATACCAGC